AGTATATATCAAAACTTAAACTTTAATGAAGAGTATGATGAATATTCAAGACAGGTAAATGAAAAGACACTATTTAAAAAATATTATGAAAACTATGTAAAAGATATGTTTGATGTTAGGAAAAGGCTAACAACAGTAAAAGCATATTTACCTTTAGAAATAACTATTAAATTAAATTTAGCTGATAAAATTATAGTGTTTGATGACATTTATAGAATAAATAAAATAAGCACAAACTTTGAAACTAATTTAAGCACAATAGAACTTAATAATATATTTGAAGAAGTTACTTATAAAACATTAGTACCTGTTGCACAAAATTGTTTAACAGCAGACACAACTAATTACAGAGCAAGTAATGGCAGCTTTAGAGCATCAGGAAACTGTGAAACACAATTCTCTATAGGTGACTTTAGTGATCCTATACCTGATGATAATAATGATCCTGATCCTGTTTACGACGATGTTCCTTTATCATTAACAGCACCAGGCATTAAAGCCTCACAAATTACATTTCCGACAAGCACTTCTGTTTTCTTTAATTATGAAATAGTAAGTTTTGGTAAATTAGGAAATACTGAACAAATAGACGAATATGGTTTCTTTTATTCAAATGATATTAGTTTATTACAAAAAGACCCTAATTTTTCAGTTAATGGATCAAAGGATGTAGATGTGTTAAAAGCCACAATTGGTGTTACTAATGTGCCATTTTTAACAACATCATTTTTTACTGTACCTAAACAGGTTAAATACGAAAAAACAGGACTTACACATCCTGAAACTTATTACTATGTATTTTATGCAAGATTAAATACTGACCCTGCTCACGGACTAGCAGATAGTCTTTCTCCTATTATAACAGTTTCAACTACCACTTCAGGTAATCAATTCAATAATGAAAATGGAGATAATCTCTATGGTGTTGCAGGTACAACAGGTTATATGTTATCTACTGACCCAAGACAGTTCTTTGCAAAAGGTAACTTTAGATTATTTGGCGGTGAAGATTTAGAAGGATTTATGATATACAACACAAGTAGTCCAGATGAAGATGCTGTAAAAAGAATAATAGAATGGCTTACAGATGAATCAAATCCAACAGCGGGTACTTACTATCCTGTTTCTCATACATTTAAAGCGATAGATAGATTTGGTGATGATGATTCAGCGACTTTTGATATGACAGATAAAACTAATGCTTTTGTAAAATACTATATGTATTTAAATAAATATCCAATAGTAATGATGAAAGGTGGCACTATAAACGGAACATTAACAAGTACAGGCTCAATTACCTTAGCTTCTACAAATTATCAAGATTTACAAAGCACATCATAATGATACAAAATATATTAGACTTATTAGAAATAGCAAAGCAAAATCAACTTACAGGAGAGTATGTTGAGATTGCATTAGGTAAAAATAAATTTCCTGAAACAATAAAAGAGGGATATAAAATGTTAAAACAAGAGTTATGGCAGAGAAAATAATTGACCTAAAATTAAACGCAAAAGAAGCTATTACTCAGATACGAACTCTTGATGAGGAAATAGTAAAACTTGAAGATAATGTAGCAGATGCTCAGAGGGAACTTCTTAAAATGGAAGCTGAACTCAGTAAATTAGGAGGTTCAGGTAAAGAGTTAGCGAGAAGAACACAATTAAATGATAAGATAGAAAAAACTAAAAATCTTATTAAACAGGAAAACCTAGCGCTAAAACAAACTAAAAAGGCTAAGGCACAACTTAATAATGAAAATGCTAAGTTTAATAAAAAACTAAAAGAACAGGCTAAGGCTCACAATGAAGTATCTAAAGGCATAACTAAAACTATAGGAGGTACTTCAGTATTAGATAGAGCAACAGGTGGACTTTTTAGTAAGTTTACAGGACTAGCACAAGGTCTAAGAGCAGCTACACAAGGTATGAAGCTATTTAAGGTAGCTTTAATTGGAACAGGCGTAGGTGCTTTAGTGGTTGCATTAGGGTCTTTAGTAGCAGCATTTCAAGCAAGTGAAGAAGGACAGAATAAATTAATAAAAGCACTTAATCAAGGCAAAGCTATTATTGCTAATACTATTGAATTGTTTTCAAAATTAGGCAATGGTATAACAAACACATTTTCTGCAATAGGTAATTTCTTAACAGGTAAAGGAAGTATAAAAGACATAGGAGAAGCTGTAAGCGATACTTTTGATACTGTAAGCGAAAAGGTTAGTAACTTTAGTAAAGACATCAAAGAAGACATTAAAGCAGCAGGAGAGTTGTCTGATGCTATTGCTAAAGCAGATAAGATAGATAGAAAGTTAATAGTAGAGAGACAAAAAGCAAATGCTAAGGTTAATGAACTAAGAACAAAAGCATATAACACAGAAAAATATAACGCAGAAGAAAGGATAAAATTTTTAGAAGAGGCTATTACTATTGAGGATGGTATTACTAATAAAGAAATAGAAGCTGCAAGATTAAGGTTTGAGGCTAAAAAGAAGGAAAATGATATGACTTCCTTAGCTAGAAAAGAAGACCTTGATGAACAAGCTGAACTTGAAAAGAAGCTAAAAAAATAAACAGACAAAGAGAGGTACAGAATCAGCGACAAATGTTATTAAGAAAACAAAAAGCTGAGGAAGATAAAAGAATAGCAGAAGAACAAGCTAAAGAACAAGATAGGCTAGATGCTTTACAAGAGATTAGAGATGAGTACACACAATTAGAGTTAGAGAAAAAAGCTGAAACTGAACTTCAAAAAGTAGAGTTAGAAGAAGCTAATAAATTAGCAGAACTAGAGGCTTTAAATGCTAGTGAAGAAGCTAAACAACAAGTAAGAGATTATTACTTTTCATTAAAAGATGAAGCGAGACAAGCAGATGCTCAAAAGGAAATAGATGCAAAAAAACAAGTAGCAGAAGCCGAAGCACAAATTCAAAAACAGAATATAGATAACATTGGAGCAGGATTTGCTTTACTTTCTCAATTAGCAGGTAAAAATAAAAAATTACAAGCAGTTGCATTAATTGGACAAAGTGCTGCTGGTATAGCAAAAACTGTAATTGAAACACAAGCAGCAAACGCAACAGCAACCGCTCAAGGTGCGGCATTAGCGATTCCAACTGCAGGAGCATCTGTTGCAGCAGCAGCAGGTATAGTAGCATCAAATAATATATCTGCAGGAATAGGTATTGCAGCTAATATAGCAGCTACTGTTAAAGGATTACAAGCATTAGGAGGAGGTGGTGCACCTAAAGGGGGAGATATTAAGGGAGGCAGAGGACAATCTAATGTACCTGCATTTAATGTAGTAGGTTCATCTCCTGAGAATCAACTTGCACAAGCAATAGGCGAACAAGAGCAAAAACCTGTTAAGGCATTTGTAGTAACTAACGAAATAACAAACGCACAAGCATTAGAACGTAATATAATAGAAGACGCATCAATAGGATAATATGAAAATAGTAGAACTTATAATCGATGAAAATGACGAATTTAATGGAGTAGAAGCCATTAGTATAGTCGAAAATCCTGCAATAGAAGAAGATTTTGTTGCACTTAAAGGACAAGAAGAAGTAAAGTTAGCGGAAATAGACTCTGACAAAAAAATACTAATGGGTGCTTTATTGATACCTAATAAGCCTATATACAGACGTAATGGTGAAGAAGAGTACTATATATATTTTAGTCGTGATACTGTGCTTAGAGCCTCTCAAAAGTACCTTAAAAGCGGTAATCAAAAAAATAGCACTTTAGAACATCAAATGAACATACAGGGTTTAACACTAGTTGAATCTTGGATTAAAGAAGATATGGTACACGATAAATCAGTTAAATATGGTATGGAAGTACCTGTGGGAACTTGGATGGGTACAGTTAAGGTTGACAATGATGAAATTTGGAATGAATATGTTAAGACAGGTAAGGTAAAAGGATTTAGTATTGAAGGTTACTTTGCTGACAAAGCTGAGTCTCCACAAGAAAAAGGAGTAAAAGACAGTCTTAGTGAGCAAGAGGAAGCGCAACTTTTAATAGACAAACTGAAAGACTTGTTTAAAGAAGATGACGACCCTTGTTGGGAAGGTTATGAAATGATAGGATATAAAATGCTAGATGGCAAAAAAGTACCTAATTGTGTAAAAATTAAATAATGAGCAGACACTATAAAGGTAGATACTCTTCTCCTAGAAATAATAGAAGAGCCTGTTTATGTAGGGATGGAAGTTATTCTAGAGATTGTTGTGATGGAGATTACTTTGCACAAGGAATAGGAAATGTAACAGGCGAAGGTATAACAGATGTTATTTACAAATATATTATAGAATCTTGTAGCGATAGCCATAGACACCACGCACATATACACCTAACACCACTTACAGTAGGTAAGGTATATTATTTGGAACTAGAAAATAATCACAATGAGTGTTATACTATTATACAGGAATCAAACAGTGAAGGCATACACATAGATTCTGCATCTAGTTTATATGATGATTGTGCTACTTGTCAAGCAGATAACTAATGAAAATGCAAAATAAATAACCAATAACGTAATATAAATATGAAAAATCCAGTAGAAATGTTAAAAGAAATTAAAAACCTATTGGGCGTAGAATTATCTGAACAAGTTCAAACAGAACCACAGGTAGTTTTAGCACAATTAAAATTAGACAATGGTACTGTCTTAGAAGCAGACGATTTCTCAGCAGGTAAGGATGTTTTTATCCTAACTGAAGATGAAAGAGTAGCACTACCTAAAGGCGAGTATCAACTTGAAGATGGCAGAACTTTAGAGGTCATAGAAGATGGTGTTATTAATTCAGTAGAAGTTAAAGCTGAAGAAGCACCTGAAGAAATGCCTGAAGAAGATGAAGCAGAACTAGACGAAACTCAATATCCTACAAGAGAAGAATTTGATGCTCTTAAGGAAATGGTAATGTCTATAAAAGAAGAAATGGGAGCGTATGGAGATAAGGATGATGAAAAAGAAATGGAAGAAGCTGAAGAGTTGAAACAAGAACTTTCTAAACCTGCAGCACAACCTATCAAACATAATCCTGAGGCTCAAACTAAAAGAAAAAAAGTGCTTTACTCTCAAAAGAGACCTGTAAACACTTTAGACATTGTAATGAATAAAATCTTAAATAAATAAAATGGCAACAACAACTTCAATAACTACAACTTACGCAGGTGAATTTGCAGGTGAATATATCTCAGCAGCACTTTTATCTGGTAACACATTAGAAAATGGTGGTATCACTATTAAGCCTAATGTAAAATTTAAAGAGGTAATCAAGAAAATTGGAACTGATTCCTTAGTAAAAGACGCTACTTGTGATTTTGACCCTACAAGTACAGTTACATTAACCGAAAGAATCTTACAACCAACTGAGTTACAAGTTAACTTACAGCTTTGTAAAAAAGATTTTCACTCTGATTGGGAAGCTGCTCAAATGGGATACAGCGCACACGATAGCCTACCTCCTTTATTCAGCGACTTTTTATTAGGTCACGTAGCTGCAAAAGTAGCACAAAAGACTGAGCAAACTATTTGGAATGGAGCCGCTGCAACAGCAGGAGAGTTTGGTGGATTCAAAGAATTAATGTTAGCTGATTCTGATATTATCGACGTAACAGGTACTGCTGTTGATTCAGGAGATGTTATCGCTGAATTAGGAAAAGTAGTAGATGCTATTCCATCTACCCTTTATGGTAGCGATGACTTAACTATTTATGTTTCTCAAAACGTTGCAAAAGCGTATGTAAGAGCATTAGGAGGTTTCGCAACTAACGTGGGAGCATCAGGTATCGATGCACAAGGTACTCAGTGGTACACAAACGGAACACTTTCTTTTGATGGTGTAAGATTGTTTACTGCGAATGGACTTGCTAACAATACTATGGTAGCTGCTGAAAAAAGCAACCTTTTCTTCGGTACAGGCTTAATGGCTGACCAAAATGAAGTAAAAGTAATTGATATGGCTGATATTGATGGTTCTCAAAATGTGAGAATTGTAATGAGATATACAGCAGGTGTACAGTACGGAATCGGTAGCGATATTGTTCTTTACTCAGTATAATTAGATTAACCAATAAATTAAGGGTGGGTGAGCCAATAAGAGCCTACCTACCCTTTTTTAATTTTAAAAATATATAATATGGCTTGTGATTTAACTAGAGGGCGTAAAGAACCGTGTAAGGACGTAGTAGGTGGTTTAAGAGCAGTTTATTTTACTGATTTCGGAGATTTCGGAACAGTAACACAAACAGGCGACGAAATTACTGATATGTCAGGTACATTTACTGCTTTTAAATATGAAGTAAAAGGAAATAGTAGTTTCGAGCAAACTATTACTTCTTCAAGAGAAAATGGCACAACTTTTTTTGAGCAAACATTAAATCTTACTTTACACAAATTAAGTAAAGAAGACCACGCTGAAATTAAGTTACTTGCTTTTGGAAGACCTCACGTTGCAGTTGAGGACTATAATGGTAATGTTTTTGTTATGGGATTAGAACACGGAGCAGATGTTTCAGGTGGTACAATTGTAACAGGAGCAGCTATGGGAGACCTTAGTGGTTATACTTTAACATTGACAGGACAGGAGTTAAAACCTGCGAACTTTGTTGCTAGTCCAACTGCTGCTGACCCATATGATGGTATGACTAGTGCAACTGTAACTGTAACAGTAGGAACAAACTCATAATTGTTTTTCATTTGGTAAAAGAGGGGTAGCAGAAATGTTACCCTTTTTTTTTGCAATATTATTAGTTACTTTCGTTATATGAATATGAAAGTTCTAACTACAAGTGCATCAGAGCAAACTTTTAAAGTAATACCAAGAGAGTATGTTACTAGTTTGAGTGCAGACATAAGAGACGACAGTTCAAATACTACAACTAATTATACTAGTTTAACCGGTACAGAGAGCCAAAATCATTTGCAGGTAGCTATTACTTTTGACCCTGTACTAAAAGAGGGTAGGTTTTACGATATGGTACTTAAAAAAGGTGATGGTACTATAATTTATAAGGATAAAATATTTTGTACTAACCAACCTATTGACCAAACTTCAAGCGAAGAATATACTGTTAATAGCGGAACATACACATCAGATACTAGTTTTGATAACGACTTTATTATAATATGAAACAATTTGGAATAGTAAATTTAAGCAACTATACTTCCCCTGAAATCAAGGAAGTTAGAAATAAAGATTGGGTATCTTACGGTCAAGACAATGATTATTATCAGTATTTAATAGACAGATATAATGGCAGTCCTACTAACAATGCAATAGTAAATGGACTGTCTGAAATGATATTTGGTAAAGGACTTAACGCAACTGATTCAGATAGAAAGCCTGAGGAATATGCACAAATGATTTCTTTATTTAAAAAAGATACAGTTAGAAAATTTTGCTATGATTTAAAATTAATGGGTCAATGTGCAATTCAAGTTATTTATTCTAAGGACAGAACTAAGATTGCACAAGTAGAACATTTACCTGTTGAAACTATTAGAGCAGAAAAAGTAAACGAAAATAGTAATCAAGTAGAGGGTTATTACTATCATTCAGATTGGCTAAATGTAAAGCCTAATGACCAACCTCAGCGTATACCTGCTTTTGGTACTTCTAATGAAGCAATAGAAATTCTGTGTGTTAAGCCATAT